TTGTTTAATGTAGCAAATTGTGGTACAATGATAGTATTTGCAAAATTAGAATAGTCGTATCTATCGCCTCTTATGGGCTTATTTGTTGCAATTATATCAATTAAATTTTTGTATAAAAAACTTGGCATATACTTAAACCATTTTAATTGTTATTAACCACCTTCATCGGTGCCTGATGATTCTGGTTCAAATTCATTTAAGAAATCAACTTTAATTTTTTCCGATAAACTTCCCAACTTATCATCAATTGATCTAATAGAATCAACTTCATCCAATAATGTTGTGAGCATTTTATCAGCTCTTTGTGAAATAGAGGATATTGATCCGGAAGCAATAATGTTTTGAAGATCCATTTCGGTTTTCAATTCAGTTATTAACTGTTCATTTTGAGCAGATAGTTGATTACTCAATCGTTGATATGCGTCTGCACGAACTGCCTCATTTTCATTTTCTCTTGCCCAAAGACTTACTGTTTCTTGCCATGCAGTAGATGCATTTTGCCAATCTACCAATTGATCACGCTGATTATCTATTATACTTTCCAATTCGGCAATACGTTTTTCCAAACCAGCTATACTGTTTGGATTATTTTCAACTATATTTGATAAATTATTTAATAATTCATTTCTAGCAATATCTTGTATATTTTGCATATCACCCGCATTAAGACTGCTTAGTGGAACACCTCTTAACAAACTTGTTTGAATTGTTTGCATTTGATTCATAATAGTTTGTTCGGCATTAACTGCATCTGGTAATGTAGTAAATTTTGATTTAACAACAAAATCAAAATCTTGTGCAAGAAATCTTTGATCAACAACAGGTATTTCTATCTTTCCTTTATTTTCAGCAGCCCTATCATCGATATAACTTATTATTCTATTTGTATCAATATCTCTGTTTAGCTCAATCATCTAACAACCTTAAAATAATGATTATTGTCAAAAATTTGAACATTATCACCACCATCGGTTTCAATTTTAATAACAACTCTATAAAAACGTTCTGGTTGAAATGAATCCATCCAAAGATTAAAATAACTACTTACACCATCACAACTAATTTTAGATCCAGTATAATCAAATGGTAGTATTATTTCATCACTATGGGCATCTCGTATTTCATAATATGAAGATGATGGTAAATAATAATTTACTGTTTGATATGCAACTGTTGTATAATTTTTTTGTGGATAACGAGAATTTGCATATATTCTAATTTTTGCCTTTTCTTTTTCAGCATAAAACTTTTTTAGTTTAACATTTATATTTACATTGTCTTCTGGTATTATAGACAAACTTCCAGTATTAAATTCTGAATCATCCCATACAATGTTAAGTCTTGGAACATATATTGTGTTACTATCTGTTCCAAAAAATTTTAAGCTATTTAATAAATTATCAGCAGAACTTTCAATTTCATTGCTAAATTTTAACAACATTCCATCGTTTTCAAATCTCCCAGATCCAGTAACCCATTTTCTAACTATTGGTGTAACATCCATGTAAATATCAGATGACTGAAATGAAAATGATTGAGTACATTCTAGATTATCAAAATCCCACCATGTTCCACCACCTTCGTGTGTAAAATATGATGATGTTACATTTGCAATTAAATCGGATCCAACACCCCATATACTATCATTTTGAATCCAAGATTCAGATACATCATCCCATTCTAAACTTGGAATAGTTGGTGGTATATCCCATTCTGTTCCAACGGTTTTTGATGTTCTATATTTCCAAGAAACTCCATCGGTTGTATATGGTAAATTTACAAATTTACCAGTTCCATTTGTCCATGATGAACTTATTGGGTATGCATAAACAACATATTCTTGTGGTATTTCTCTAATATCAGCAGTAATAAGTGATAAATAGTATTTTGCATTTTCTGATATTTTTCCAGTATTTATTCTGTTTTCTACATCTGATAAATCAAATTTTAGCAGTATTCTACTGTTGTATATCGAAGAACCTGATCCAGGGGTCTCATGTGATAATTCCAACAAAGGATCTATACCAGTGTTCATGGTATATTGTCTTTCGTAAATAGTTGCATCTCTGTTTGCAAAAATTGAATATATCATCCGAATGACCTCGCTCTTCCAACAATATCATTGTTTGGATATTTTAATTCAAAAATAGAAGGATCCAAGGATGGGAATAATACACCATCTTTTGTTGCTTGTTCTATATTGTAAGCATTAGGTGAATATCCCAAACTAGTATCAAATAAATTTTTAATCTTAACATTCACAACAGTTTGAACACCAGGAACTTTATCAAGTTCGGTGTATATGTTACTAATTACAATTGGTTGATTTATCTGCCACTTTTTAATATCAAAATACTGCTTCAATTTATCAATACAACGAAGAACTACTTGATTTGAATTTTGATCTGGAAGTGTTATTATATCAAATTCTATCCCAATGTTTATTATGTAAGCATCGCGAATGTTTATAGCATCTGTTAGTATTCTATACCAATTTAAGTAATTTTTCAAATTTTCTTTTGTTGCATCATTTACTCTTGTAAGTTTACCATCAACATCATATCCAAGAACAAAAAAGTTTAGAGCAAGGTCATTTTGAATACGGTCACTATTAAAAATCGAATCTCTTGTTAATTGTGTATCTTTTGTAATGTATGCCTTTGCTATTGATCCGTATCGTGACGGTAAACTATAAGCACGGATAATATAATCTTCTTTTGTTACTGCTCTATTTTGAGCTGCAAATGAAGCAACAGCATTGTGTCTAATTTCATGTATATCTTCTTGAAATTTTCCACCCGTTGCAGGTCTTGGATTAGTTACAGCCAAACTTGTCACTATTTGACCATACAATACTGGATCCAATCCAATAGAATCCAAAACAATTGTTCTATTTAATATATTGGTTAATACATCACTTGGAACATTGTCTTCCGTTCCACCGCCAACTGTATAGAAAAATGTTAATTCTGTATTGTTTGGGGCAAGACCATAAGTTTTTGTGTATAGAAAATTTGATGGATCAATATCTATTGAAAGATTTGGATTTGTCATCGGTAATGAACCACCAACTAAATCTGGATTTGGTATCAATAATTCATCATCAACATCAGATATACCGGCACCAAATTGTATTTCAACACTACCATTTGCCATTTGCCTTGAAGTAAATCTTCTCGGAACTTTTTTTAATTTAAGTAGATACGGTGTTTCTGACTGATGTTTACTTAATTTTGCATCATTTCTTGGTATATTGAGAACTGGTTCAAATAAAGTATCTTGAGCAAGATGTGCAACATGATCCCACCTATTTCCTTCTGAATCCACTGCATATAAAATTTCAATAATGTTTTCATCTTCGATTGTAAATTTGTCATAAGGTTTAGGATCACCTGCACTAAAAGTTGTAGTTCTAATTGTTCCAGAAACCGCCTTTACTGATTTTCTCAATAGCCAAAAAGTAATCTCACCAGTAGTATCATCAACTTCATATGGTGTTACTTCTGTTGGATCAAAACTACTACTTGCCTTAAAATCTATGTAATCTACTGTTCTAAAAGTTATTTGACCGTCAGTTGTTGGTGATACTTTCATACCAGGTTCTACTGCAAACGCATAATCATAATCTGGAATAATTTTAGTACCAACTTTTTTAGCAGGTACAACTTGAAATACATCCAAAACAGTATTTGCAGCAATTCTATTTTTTGGTCTATAACCTAACGATTGAGCAATGTTTAATATATTTTGACGTTCATTAGCAAATAATATCATAGATTCTTGTAATGTAACATCAGTATAAAATGATAAAACATCACCAACATAGGCAGCCATTTCCAAAAACATCATACCAGGAGATGCTTCATTAAAATCTTGGTATGTATCTGGAAAATAGTTTTTGGAAAAATCTATAAGAGATTTTTTTAATGAATTAAAATCTCTATTTGAATAACGAATATCTTTTTGAATCAATGCCATATTATCACCTATAATTTCCTCTTGGCTCTATTGCCTCGATTTCAATTCTTCCTATTGTAGATATAAATAGTCTTATTGGTAAATATATCGTTGTATCGCGCAGTTTTAACGTTAATTCTATTTTTATAGCATGGTCATTTTCAGCTAACTCTGGAGCATCTGGACTAATATCAACATTTAATCTTTCAATTGTTAAAAATGGCATCCATGTATTTAGTGCATCTACAATATCCGTTTTAATGTTTTCCAAAAATTCTTCTTCACTTGTTATATTTTCAAACAATATATTTTTCAAATTCGTTCCAAAATCTGGAAGCATATATCTTTCACCACGATTTGTAAGTAACAAATTTCTAACATTTGAAAATAATTGTTTTATATTCGTTGTACTTTGAAAGAAAATACCTTTTGGATTATTAAAAGGCAAAGTAACACCAACAAATTTGTTACTTTGGATATAATTTCCTTCATTTACCGGTTTTTGAAAATAATGAATACGGTTTCTTTCTAATCGTTGTGGTCTCAATTATTATCTCCCTTTTTTTTCTTCTATTTTTTTCATCAAAGATGAATAATCTTTTGTTAATGCAGACATTACTTCTTGTGGAATTTCAGATGCGTTATATCCTTGCGGTATTACGGATGCACTTCTTGAAGAAGCAAAATCATCAACCGAATCTGCACTATATCTAAATTCATTTTCCATATCATAACTTTCTTGTAAACTTCTTTTTGTTTCCGCAAGAAGATCATTTATTGAATTAAATTCTGTTTTCTTTGGTTTTGGTTTTGGTTTCATTTGTTTTTTTGCAGAATTTATTTCGTTATACATAGTAAGACCATGTTTTAGAGTAGAAATATCATCTTTTTTTGGTTGATTTTGAGTTACTTTCTTTTTAAGAGCATATTCAATTTCTTCTCTTATTATTGATCTTATTTCTTGTAAAAATTTCTTTGTGTCCATAAAATCTTACTCCTTTTCTACTATTGTATCATACAAAACATTTTTTAATGTTGGTAAAATAGTTTTACCATTTATTGATCTATAATAACTATCAACTATTGGAGTTCTTCTGAATTGTCCGTTGAGAGTTGGATCTATTTTTTGTGAGCCACCTTTTGGCACAACTTTTGTAAAACAAACATATGACCCGGCCTTAGCACCACTTGAAAATGCCCATATTGAACTTGCTTTTGCAGCAAATTTTCCACCATCACGGCTAACTACATTTGAATTTCCAGTATTTCCACCAAATCTAGCGATAGTTCCATCTGGATTTATGTAAGGACAAACTTCAATGTGACCACCACGACTTATTATTGCAACTTCCCAATCTCTTTGAGATAAAAGATGTTCTATCAATTTTTTACCTTGTGGTGTTAATCCATCATTGGTAAAATGAATACCTGCTATAAAATAGACCATTATTGGATTTGGTAAGAAAGATTCTCTAACCGCAATTGGTATTCTTTCCCGTTTCATAGTTGTTTTTTTCTTTGGTTTTAATTTTTTACCACCTTCTTCTGGAACCATTACAACTTCGGATTCGGATGATTCTTGATACATTGCAGTATCAATTAACATACTATAAATTGGTGTTTTGTAATTTGCACCGCTTCCATTGCCAAATGCTTTTAATTTTAATAAATCCAAATGTGGTTTTTCTTGGCCTGAACTATCGATGTATGTTGGTATGTTTCCAAGCGATTGTTCTGCATCCATTCCTTTTTCTTTTAAGCTCACCAATGAACTTTGTAAATATACATTGTTTATATTATTGGCACCGGCTAAAGCAACTCTTTGTCCTGGAAATGTATAACCACCATGAGAAATACAATGTTGTGTGAATATACCACACCAGTGTGGTTGTTCGGCCCAATTTGCAAAACCACCATTCTTTGCATCATAAGATCCAATACCCCATTTACCCATATTGTGTGCATTAGAATAACTAATGTAAAGCATTCTATGTTGTTCTGTTTGTGTATCTGCAACATAAGGAACTTTTTTATTCCAAACACCAACTTCGGTAAAGTTCATTATTATAGGATAATCAATAATCTTCAATTCATCCGCTTGTTTAGCAACAGGTACTGGAGTACCTGTTATTAAATTACTCCAATTTGAATTAAAATATGATTTAACGGCACCTATCAATTTTGATTCAGTTTTATATTCATTTTCAGGTTTACCCAAGCCCAAAGTGCTTGCCTTTTGATCACGAATACCGAAAAATCCAGTTGATGATGCAAATTTTGGAACTTTATAGTCTATAAAACTATCCCACATATTGATACTTGCACCAGGTTTTACAGTTTGTCCTTCAAGGGCTCTTAATTTTGAAGTTGTTAAAGCGGCACTATTTTCAACATTTTGAGGTGCACCTTTTGGCGCTTCATTTTCTTTTGCCTTAGGTTCAAATTTCTTTTCAGGATCATCTGGATTTGTTGTAGCATTTTCATCTTTTGGTGTATCTGCAGGTAGATTATCTGGTGTAAATCCCCACCCTGCATATAATGCAGCTAATTCCTCCGACTTGGTATCATCAACTTGTTTTTTTAACCAATTTACAACATAACTTCCGTCTCCATCTATAAAAACTTCTTTTGCTGAATACTTTACTCCAAGTATTTCTATATGTCCAGTATCATCAAATGTTGCATTTGTTTTTGTTCCATTATTATCAAAACCAACTTCAACAATTGCACCATATTTTGAATCACGTTTTAGAACCCAAAATATACTTTTTACCGTAAATTTTTTAGTAACAGGTGGTGTAGTTGGAACACCGGATGAACTGTCACCTAATGCATCTGAAAACATTTTTTTTCGTTCTTCATCTGATTTTTCAAAATAATCTTTTAATGATATTACAGTTGTTCCAACTGTTACAGTATCATCTTGCCATGCCTGACTTCCTGCATCAAGTTCATCGGTTGTTCCCTTTCTATCGATAGTATATTTTACACCTTTGTATTCTATATGAAGCCCTTTACTTCTGTTTCTACCCTCTGCAATAAAAGTTGGACCATCATTGCCAGTAGTTCCAGCACCAAATTGACCTGATCTATCTGATCCAGATGTAGATGTAGATGGTGTATCATCTTCTTCTTCTTCCGAATCTAGTTCTTCATCAGTTTTTGGTGCATCATCATTAGTATTTCCTGTTTGTCCACCTTGTACATCTTGTTCTTCATCATCATCTTTTGTATCACCAAATAAATCTTTAACAAAATTGCCTATATTGGTATCATCGGATGATTCTTCTTCGGATTCTTCTTCTCTTCTACCTTGATAAAAAACACTATCAGGATTATTTGCAGGCTTACCTTCGTCATCTCTACGATGACCACCATCGTCATCTTTTCGGGTATCTTGTTGTTCTTCTTTTATTTCGTCTTCAACTCTATCAATTGTTGTATTATTTAGCGCTCTACTATTTAACGCCTGTTTGGCAAGTTTTTCATCTGGAGCAGTATCTAATGATATATCATCTAGTATTGTTGGCATATTTTTCTCTGTTTAGTTTTACCAATAAATTAAAATTGGAAAAGTTCTTCCACCACCGGTAACTGTTTGACCATTAACAACAAACGCTGTTGATCCACCACCATCACCTATAGCACATATTGAAACTTTTGATCCTTGTTTATTGAAATATCCAAGTATACAATCACCAACCATTTTTGGTGTTGGTCCAACTCCACTAGCACCTGCAAAAAATTGATTTTTGCCACCAATTGTTACTTTGCCTATGAACGGATAACCTCTATAATCATTATCATTCAAGTTGGTATTTGCACCATTTTGAATTATAGTTCTACTACCACCGGCAGCAATAGATACACCAGGTTTTGGTGTTAAACCACTTGAAAATAAACCATTGCCATAAACTATATCAGGTTTTCCATTTATTATTGCAGCATTTATATTACCCTTTTTATTTGGTTTTGCACCGTAGTATTTACCATTTTTAATAAAATTTCCGGTTGGTTGAGCCGAACCCCATCCTGTTCTTCTTAATTCATAAAGTGACCAATTGATGAAATTTTTATACCCTCTATCAACCCATCTGTTTTTAATTTTACCGCCTGTGGCTTTTTGAAAATCAACAGGTATACCATATTTTCCATCATACTCATTTTTTGAATCTAAATATCCAAATCCTGAACCTACTGTTCCTGCCACAAAATCATATTTTAGAGCAGTTCCTTCTGCTGTACCTGTTGCATGAACTCCATTTTGCATTACTGGTAATATATCAGCATGACCAATACTAAATGAACTAATAACTTGCAAATAAACCTTTCCACTTCTTTTAATAATGTTTCCGTTTTTATCGGTGCCGGCAGTATATTCTGGATTATTTATTGTAACAATACCACCGGAAACTGTTGCCTTTATGTCTTCAGGTCCACCACTTGTGACGTTTTCTGTTGGTTTTACATAAACAGTATTTGAATCGTATGTTTTATCTTTCCAAAGTCCTTCACTTGTAATAAATTCACCATCAATTTTTACAATACGATTTCCTGCAACTTCTTCAAATCCTGTTGGTTTGAAACGGTCTTTACCAATTGATTGATTTGTAATTTTTGTTGAACCCTTATTATCAGTACATTCAAAATTACCATAAACTTGTTTTGGTGCAAATGAAAGTGATGTCAATGAAAGTCCATTTGCCTTAAAATCATTAACTTCAAAATCAGCAAGTGCAGGTGGAAATGTTGTTACTGATAAATTATGACTAATATCAAAATCACCAGGTTTACCAGATTTAGCATCTTTTCTCGGTTTAGGAATACCATTGAGTGAGGAAAGATTGTTTTTAGAACAATTAAATTTAGTTACACCAACAGAACTTATTGTGGATAATCCGGTTAAACTTGTAATTTTATTATTAGCACAATTAAAACCACCTGGACCAAATAAAGTTATACCGTTTCCATCGAGAGATGTAAGACCACAACTATCAACTCTGTAAATGTCTGTTCTTTGATCCTTTGTGGGATCTGAAATTCCATTTATTTTTTTAGGTCCACCGGTGAGTGAAGTTAATTTTGGATTTTGGTCTGCAATAAATATATTAACTTCTTCCGGCGCACCAACCAATGATGTTAAATCGTTTTTACCACAATCGAATGTTCCTTTTACAAATTTAGGTCCCCCCTCTAATGATGATAATTTAACTCCCCTGCAAATAAAGTTACCGTCAATTTTTCCAAATTTAATTGTAAATTTACCATTGTCTACTGATTTCATAGACTTGGAATCTGATACTAAATTTATAGTTACATCACCTGGTATATCAACAGTTCCATCTGCTTGAATTTTTGGTTCAACACCGGCAGTAATTTTTATAGCAGCTTTTTGATTTGCAATTATTGGATTACCTTTACTATCTTTTTGAACAACATTATTTTTCATTTTGTAGCCAAAAAGATTATTTAATCTTTCTTGAATTGATGTTACTTCTTCATTTGATAATCCACCACCGGTATCGGATTTATCCACGGCTTCATCAACATTTCCTTCATTTTCAGGATCATCCACCACATCTTCTTGTTTTTTAGCACCAGTTTTATCATCTTTTTCAGGTGTTAAACCCCAAGAATTAGCAATGTTTATCAATTCCTCATTATCTTGAGCAAGCATCCAATCCAATGCAGTGTTTCCTGCATCATTTACTATTTCAAGTGCAGAATATCTTTCTCCACGAACATTGATATATCCGTCACTATCAAAATCAAATGTAACTTTTGCCATTTAAGTTATCTCCAATGCTATTGTAACTTTTGGTATTGGAACAGAAGTAAATGTAATTGCACCTTCGCCAAATTTTAATGGTGGTCTTTCTGTTGATACAGGAGCATCAGTTTCACTTCCTGTTTCAAGTCCAAGTTTTACACCCTGTGGTGTTATTCTTTTTTCAGCTTCTCTAATTATTTTTTTATTTGTAAGATCAACATTATCTATTTGTTTACCATTTTCATCAAATGTTGCACCACCAGTTGTTGTTATGTTTGAAACTTCTAATGGTACTAATTCATCGCCAATATAAATAGGTCTTTGTTGTTTTGTAGGATATCTAGGATTTTCTTTTTTAATTTTTTCAATCAGTATAGTTTGTGGTGTAAAATACTTTTCATTGAAGCTTCCACCACTAGAATTGTAAACACCTATTCTTGCCAATCCTCGAAGATATTTTGTTACCCTAAACGGTTCTAATAAATTAAAATCACCACTACCAAATGCATAACGATATTTTAACTCTTTTGTAAGACCCAGTGTTTTTCTTTGAGTTTCTGATATGTTTGGATCACCTTCAACAACCCAATTTGTATCTGATTGTTTGAATATAAATCCAGCAGGAGCAGTTCCTTTATACGTTGGTAATCCTGTTATTTGATCCTGTCCAATATCTTCTACCCAAGGATGTGTATAAATTACATAAGTTCCATAATTTATAGTTCCCTTTACGCCACTTGGCGGGGCACCATTTTCGTCTTTAACAACATATTTGTCTTCAACATTATATTTTTCTCTCCAATTTGGATCACCAGCACCAGGAACACCAGGTGGTAAATTAGCAGCAGAATCTAATAAATCTGCATATGGATCTTTTGCTAAATCTGCAGCAGAATCGTAGATGTTTTTGAAAAAATCTGTTTTTTCAAATTCTTCTCTAGTGTCTACCAATTCATCATATGCACCTGTTAATAATGCCTCATCTTGTAATAAATCTGGAGAATTTTTTACAGCTTCATATTTTTGTAATAATCTATTTTTTATAGAAATTCCTTGGGCAAGAACTCTTTTGAATTTCAATGCCTTATCAATTGCAATACCGCATTTTGTAATTGCAAGTCCTGCAACTTCTGTGTGTGTAATATCTTTACCACTTGCTGGATCCTTTTTATATGGTTTACTTGCTTCCTTTATATCAGTAAAACCCAAAGATACGGCAATGGTTTGTTTCATTTTTGGATCAAGTTTTCCTCCACCTGGAATAACTTTACCATCTTTTGTATAATCGTTGTAATCTTCCCAAACTTGAGCATTTGGACCCCATTTGTTTAATAAACTTTGACCAACTTTATCAAAAACACCTTCAAGATATGCTTCTTTTTCACCGGGTTTATTAAATCTTTTACCCGTTATTAAATCTGTTAAATCACCAGCAACAGGAATAACTTCACCTAAAACATCTTCACTAACACCAAGTTGTTTTGAAATTTTTGCCTTTAATTCTGGTGGTAAACTATTGTAATGTTGAAATCCTTTTGTTGATAAATCATAGAGATTTTTTGCACCACTAAGCACTTCATAATATCTAATTACTTCTGATTCATCAACACCAATAAGAGCTGCAGTTGAAAATATAAATGTTTGAACTGGTTTAGGTAAATTCTTAAAATCAACTGCATCAAAAATTGATAAAAATTGTTTTTTCTTATAGATGTTGTAAATTTCTAAAGCATTTTTTGCCATATCAACACCTTCTTCTGCAGTAATAGTATCTCCGCCATAATTTTGTTCTGCCCAAGAACCTGGAATTACACTTTCATAAGAAATTGTTTCATCGCTAGTATCACCTCTATCAAGAATATATGGCAATTCTTCTGTTACTTCTTCATATAACTTTAATGCCGCATTAAATTTTCTGTAAACTAATAACGGTGGTGTATTACCAATTACATTGTATTTTATTTGTAATGGAATAAGGCCAGAACGAAGTGGATCTGATCCCTCAAATAATGGTTGGTAAAATGTATTATCCAGTGTTATCAATAATTCAACATTTCCATTTGGAAATAATCCAGATGAAATTGGATCATTTCCTATTTCAGTTCCAAATGTATTTGGAATTTGAATTGTACATTGACTTCTATCTGTATTATATGTGTAAATAAAATCATTCAAGGCAAATTCATCAGATGATCCACCGGATATTTTTTCAACTTTAATAGATTTTATGGGTATAAATTTTCCACCTGTTACAATCGATGTCAATACCATTTCGTTTAACACCAAATTGTTACCTTCTGATTTGGAATACGATGGATTATCTATTGTTAGTTTTACAGTATTTTTATCTATAACTTTTATTTTTTTAGAGATAACCGATGTTAATGTTAATTCAGAAAATGCTT